TAACTTAGATAAAATGTTTAGGAGACAAAAATATTCGTTTAGGAGCTAACTCGGAAAAGGAAATACTAACATGACAATAGAAATCGCTATCATTGCTGCCGTTGTTGTAGTTGTTGCTGGTGTGGCCCTTTGGATGCAATTCAGAAAGCAGCCAGAAATGGTTGTTAAAATAAACAACCCTGGTGCTTTATCTAATACGATCCATAGCCAACATTAATGGAATGGCTCCTTGGGTTTGGGGCTTCATTACTATTCGCTCTTTTAGTATGGGCTATATCTCTGTATAGAGACTAGCATTTTTGAACACTATCAATTTTTCTAAGGAAAAATAAACATGGCTTTCAATGTCCAAGAGTTCAGGGCACAACTCAATCTAGACGGTGCTCGCCCCAATCTATTTCAATGCTCGATGTCACCCCCCTTTAACCAGGGTGGTGCTGATTCCAAGTTTTCTTTTATGTGTAAGACATCACAATTGCCGGGTTCCACAGTCAATCAGGTCCCGGTCAATTATTTCGGCCGAGAACTGAAGTTCGCAGGCAATAGAACCTTCACCGAATGGACCGTTACCGTCATCAATGATGAGGACTTCATTATTAGAAGTTCCTTCGAACGATGGATGTCTGCTCTTGATTCCCATGTTGGTAATCTCAGGGCCGATGGCTTTCTGTCTGGCGATGGTGGGTATCAGAGAGATGCCTATGTTCGTCAGTATGGCAAGCAGGGTAACGTTCTGAAGCTCTATAAGTTTGTTGGTATGTTCCCCATCGATCTTTCCCCCATCGATCTCGACTGGGGTGCCAATGACACCATCGAAGAGTATGCAATCACATTCGCGTACCAGTGGTGGGAATCTGGCACGACCGATTCTATGGGTGGTTCTGTCGTCACCCCAACATTCGTTGGCTCTTAAAAGTCTTCACCACCATATGAAGACTTTTAAGCAATTTTTAGCAGAACTAAAAATTATCAAAATTTTTCATGTCGGCGAACCTCTCAAAAAGAAGGACACCGGCCTGAAATCTCTTGCATCTAAAATAGGAATAGGGGCAGCAAGAGACAGGTATCGTATGGAATATGGTCCTGATTTAGATAAAAGAGTGCTTAAAAATCACCCTCGATATGTCCATGCCGAAACAGATGAAAGAATGGCTAAATCATATCTTGAATCGCAAAAAGATTCACACGAGGATAGAAATGAAAGCGGAAAACCTAAGAAATTTAATTTATATGATATTAGACCGGGCAAAAAAATGAATAAGGTGGAAACTGATAAATTTGAGGGCGGACATGCCATGGTCAGAGACGAGATACCAAGAAAGTACATTCGTAACGTATGGGACGAAAAGAGTAAAAAATGGAAGAGGTTTAAATGAAAAGCATTAAGAATTTCATCTACATACAATCAATCGCCTATAATCGCGACTATATATTGCTGCCCATATTAACTGTCATTTCGACACATATTGGCTAGGAATATATAGATGGCGAGTTTTTTAGGGAACTTATTTGGCTTTGAGATAACCAAAGTCAAGAAACAGGAAGATGAAAAGAATAAAGTCTTTTCATTACCACAGAACGATGATGGCGCTGTTGTCATTCAGTCGGGTTCCCACTATGGCACTTATGTCGATCTTGACGGTATGGTCAAGAATGAAATTGAACTTATCACTCGCTATCGTGAAATGGCCATTCAGCCCGAATTAGAATGTGCCATTGATGAAATTGTCAATGAAGCCATTGTAAATGATGATAATGGACAGGCCGTCGAACTCAATGCCGATGATCTGAAACAAGCAGATAGCATCAAAAGAAAAATCAATAACGAATTCGACTATGTTCTGAAGCTTCTAAATTTTGGAAACATGGGTCATGAAATCTTTCGAAGATGGTATGTTGATGGTAGACTTCATTATCATGTGGTCATAGATGAAACCAAGCCCAAAGACGGTATCAAAGAACTTCGTTATATAGACCCTCGCCGTATCAGGAAGATCAAAGAGGTCCAGAAGACCAAAGATTCTATTACTGGAATGGAAATCATCAAGAACCAGAATGAATACTATCTCTATAATGAGAGAGGTATCATAGGTACACATTCTAATCTAGGTGCCAAGATTTCTGTAGACTCTATTGTCAGCGTTGCTTCTGGTCTCATGGATTCCAGAAGAGTTATGGTCCTGTCCTTCCTTCATAAGGCAATCAAGCCCCTTAATAATCTAAGAATGGTCGAGGATGCCACAGTCATCTATCGTCTTTCCCGGGCACCCGAGCGTAGAGTTTTCTATATTGATGTGGGTAATATGCCCACTGTCAAAGCCGATGAATACCTCAGAGACATTGCTGCCAAATACAGAAACAAGCTAGTCTATGATTCTTCTACTGGAGAAATCAAGGATGATCGAAAACATCTGGCCATGCTCGAAGATTTTTGGCTACCCCGAAGAGAAGGTTCTAAAGGGACAGAAATCACTACATTACAAGGGGGAATGAACCTAGGGGAACTTGAAGATGTTAAATATTTCGAGAAGAAGCTTTATAAGGCATTGTCTGTTCCGCCTTCTAGGACTGAAGGCGGTCAAGGATTTTCTCTAGGCCGATCTAATGAGATCACCAGGGACGAACTGAAGTTTACTAAATTCATTCAACGTCTAAGAAATAAGTTTTCTACCCTGTTCGATGAATTACTCAGAAGACAACTCACTCTCAAGCAAGTCTGTACATTGGAAGAGTGGGAAGAATTCAAGGAAGACATTTGGTATGATTTCCGCAAGGATAATAATTTCAATGAGCTAAAAGAAAACGAATTGATGACTACCCGGGCGGCTCTTCTACAGTTGGTAGACCCCTATGTCGGAAGATATTATTCACAGGAATGGGTCAAAAAGAAAATTTTACATCAGACCGAAGAAGAAATTGCAGAGATACAAGAACAGATGGATAAGGAAATAGCCGATAATCCACAGCCCCAAGTTGATGAACAAGGAAACCCCATTCCTCTTGGTCCTGATGGTCAACCGATGCAAGGACCAGCACCAAACATTCCACCACCCACACCGGCCCAACAAATGCAGCAACAGGCATATCAGGCCAATCAGCCCATGCCTGAAGATGCCACGACTAAACTAGAACAAGACCCATTACTCGATAAGAAGAAAACCCGCTTCTTGAACGATACTCTTGAACCCGTATAAGAAGGAGCCAATATAAAATGAAACTCACCACATTAGGCAGTATTACCACTTGTATCATTTGCGTAATCATAGGATTCCTTTTCGGTCTGTATTGGTTCATTAACCACTGGTCGCCCCTAAAAGACCTACCCAAGTTGCCAGACATAACTTCCCAGATACCAGAATTACCGAAGGTCCCTACACTACCTACCATTCCTAGTAAGGAAGAGCCTGCTGCTGTTGGTCCGCCTAAGCCTCTTGGTATTGGTTCAGAAATTAAGGTCATTGCCGAGCTTCTTAATGTTAGAGAGGTTGCTGGTGGAATCATATTATGCACCAGAACTAAAGATTCTATAGGAAAAATAATTCAAGGCCCCGGAACAAAAAATGGTCTTACATGGTGGCAAGTAGAATTTGACCGAGCATGGTATAAACTCAGACTTGATAGTCCTTGTGTCGGTTGGGTAGCACAACCCTTTATCGAAAATAAATGAAGAATTTTCATGATTTCCTAATACAAGAAGACCTAGCAGCCGCCCTGAAAGATGAACCTCAGGGTAGTACGGCCCAGGAAGCCAAGCGTTTGGGGCTGACCTATATTGGTTTTGCCCGGTATGCCGACAAGACTGGAAACGTGGCCTATGTCGTTAAGAATGGAAAACTCATACCCTTTAGTGGCCGGGAAGCCACTGCCAGTCTGGCACAGAAGGCCGCTGGTGAGCCTAAAGTAAAGACCAAGCCCACTATGGGTGCTGATGGCAAGCCCAAGCCAGATGCCAATGCCGAGAAGGCCAAGGCAGTCGAAGCACAGGTCAGACAGGGACTAGCTGCCGATAAGGAAATCGAACAGAAGGCCAAGCGGTATAAGAGGGAAAAGGATAAGCAGGTAAAGCTTCTCAATAAGAACCTACTTTCTATATACAGGCCCGAATTCTTTCGGCCAGAAGAAGCCAAGGCTCTTAAAGATTTCTCTAGTTTCTCTTTTGAACCTATTAATAATTATCTCTATAAGGGGTTTGACGACCCCGCTATGGGTGCACCTCAAGGACCGATGCTTCCTGATGACATATTCAACGCCATAGACGAGCTAGATTTTGCCTTTGAAGAGTCGGGGGCACCATTCGATTATACGGTCTATTGCGGTCTAGGACCAAGATATGATCCTATGAAAATGAAGAAGGGTAATAATTTCCTGTTCAGGGGGTTTGTACCTACTTCACTCGACCACGAAACCGTGACTGATATGTTCATGTTCACTGGTCAGGAAAATGCACCTTTACTACAATTGAACCTCATGCAAGGCCAGAAATCTATCTATATGGATGGTCTTACTGGAAGTGGCGACTTTGAAACTCTATTACCAAGAGGTCTCAGTCTAAACTTAACTGACGATCCTATCATGGTCGATGTAGACACTTTAGATGCCAGTGCTGCCAATGGACCTGGAAGTGGTCGTATGGTCTCATTGTTCAAATGTACTATTATAGAGCCGTAGGCTTATAGAACCATAAATATAACAAAGAATTAGCAGGAGAAAACCATGGCAGATAAAGAAGTTAAGGACAAGATCAAGCAACTCGGTAAGACCTGGGGCAAGACACTCGATAAGAGTAAGCCCAAGGAAAAGAAGCTCGATGAGGTTTCTAATAGTCTTCTCAAGAGATATGTCAGAAGTTCATTAAGAGATAGTGATAAGGCAGACGGACAAATTAAAACTTATATAGGACGAGCTACAGATGTAAATAATTATGACCGAGAATACAAGCATAAGGCTTGGGGTGAATATGATAAAGCTGCAACTAGAAAAGAAAAA